CTGCCGTGGTGTGGGCCACCGTCAACTGGGATGCCTGCGCTGGCATGGTGCCCGCCAGCAGCTAATCAGCCGTCAGGTTCAAGGGGCTGCCTTCGGGCGGCCCTTTTTGCAAGACGACTCCAACGGAGAAAGCTACATGCCAAACGCCATCTTCACATTCAACAGTGGCCGCAAGCAACTGTTGAACCATCGTCATGCCGAACTGCTGCAACGCCTGGGCAAGGGCAGCTACATCACCCGCGACATGGCCGATACGCCGAAGGTCGTGAAGGCCGATGTGCAGCCAGCATTTCCCGGCACCGATGACCCGCGCACCGTCGAGGAAGTCGATGCGTACATCAAGGCCGAGAACGCCAAGATCCAGCAAGACAAAGGTGACGGGCTGGAGGAACTGGACGCTGACGCGCTGCGCGAACTGGCGAAAGAGCGAGGCGTAAAGGTGCATGCCCGCGCTGGCGCCGAGAAGCTGCGCGAGGCCCTGCGGAGCGCGGCGTGAAAGTCTCTGTCGGGTTGGAGATTTCCCGCAACGGCGCTCAGAAGGCGCTGAATGCCGTTGGTGGTACGTGGCGTAATGCGTGGCGGATCATCAGCGAACCATTCGCGGGCGCCTGGCAGAAGAACGCCGAGGAAAAGCAGGGCGATCTGGTCACGTATCCGACTCTGTACGCCTGCATCTCGCGCATTGCATCGGACATTGGCAAGCTGCCGTTTTCGCTTCGGCAACGCGACCGCTCAGGCGTGTGGATCGAAGTCGAGAACCCGGCTTACTCCCCTGTGCTGCGCAAGCCCAACAGCTTCCAGACAGCAGCGCAGTTCCGCGAATACTGGATGCTGACGAAGCTGGTGAACGGTAATGCCTACATCCTCAAACGCCGCGATGATCGTGGCGTGGTCAACGCGCTGTATGTGCTTGACCCAGAGAAGGTCTTGCCTATGGTTTCTGATTCTGGCGCGGTGTTCTACCAGCTCCAGACGGACAACCTGAACACCCTGCCTGACGGCTATCCGGCAGAGCAACTGATCGTCCCTGCCAGCGAGATCATCCACGACCGCTGCATGACGATTCACCATCCGCTGATCGGGGTTCCGCCGTTGGCCGCCGCACACTGGCCTGCGATGAAGAACATGAAGATCATGCGATCGGCCACGGAGTTCTTTGCGAACAACGCACAGCCGGGCGGTATCTTGACCGCCCCGGCGGGCATGAGCGACGACGACGCGAAGGAAGTGCAGAAGTATTGGAGCGAGAACTTCGCCGGCAACAACTCCGGGAAAATCGCGGTCATCGGTGCGGACATGAAGTTCACGCCGTTCGCCATGAAGTCCATCGACTCCCAGATGGTTGAACAGATGGGCTACTCGGATCAGCAGATTTGCCAGCCATTCGGCATCCCCCCGTTCAAGGTTGGCATTGGCACCATCCCTTCCGGCCTGGGTGTCGATGGCCTGAATCATCTCTACTACGCCGACGCCTTGCAAACGCACATCGAGCACATGGAACTGTTGCTGGATGACGGCCTTCGGATTACCCGCCCGATGGGCGTTGAGCTTGATCTGGAGCCGCTGCTGCGTATGGATGAAGGAAAGCGCGCCGAAGTAGCGACAAAGCTGGTTGGCGGTGGCGTTGAGACGCCAAACGAGGGGCGGGCGCGCTTCAATCGCCCCGCGCTGGAAGGTGGAGACACGGTGTACATGCAGCAGCAGGACATCCCGCTGGAGCAGGCTCGGCTGAACGTGGTTGCCCGCCCAACGGTCGATCCTGCCCCGGCCATCAGCGATGAGGACAAGGCCGCGATTGATGAGGCCAAGAAGTTCATCGCTACGCAAAAGGCCATCGCGGCCTTGAACAAGACCATGGAGTTTGCCCATGTTTGACCCCGAATTGTTCGGCCAGGCCATGGGCGAGGCCATCAAGAAAGCGGTTGCCCCGCTATACGCCAAGATCGCCGAGTTGGAAAAGCAGCTTGCCGATCGCCCAGACGTGGCCGCCCTGGTGGCCGATGAAGTGAGCAAGGCCGTTTCCTCGATCCCTACGCCCAAAGACGGCAAGGACGCCGACATGGCGGCCGTGCGCGCCCTGGTCGATGAAGCCGTGAAGGCCATCCCGCCCGCAAGGGATGGAAAGGACGCCGATCCTGCCGTCATCAAGTCGATGGTTGCCGAAGCTGTTGCTGTATTGCCCAAGCCACAGGATGGCAAGAGCGTCACGGTTGAGGACGTGCGCCCACTGCTGGACGAGGCGATCAAGCAATTGCGCGCCGATGCAGATCAGGCCATTGCTGAACCATTGCAGCAGGCAGAAGCCGCCCGCGACGCTCTGTTCAAGGCCGTGGGCGAGCTTCGGCAGCCGGAGGATGGCAAGTCCATCACCCTGGACGACGTGCAGCCTGTCATCAAGGAGTCGGTGGTTCGCATTGAACTTGACGCCAAGGCAGCTATCGAGCAGGTCGGCGAGGCGATCAAGCGCGTCGAAGCGATGGCGGCGTCCATCAAGCAGCCCGAAGATGGGAAGTCCGTGACTCTGGACGACGTGCGACCCGTGATCGATGAGGCCATCAAGGGCATGCAGGTTCAGGTGAACGCCGCCGTCGAAAAGGTGCATGCCGACACTGACGAGTTGCGTGATGCGGCCAAGAAGGCCGTTGAAGCCATCGAACTGCCCCAGGATGGCAAGAGTGTCACCGTGGACGATGTTGCCCCGATGATCCGCGCCGAGATCGAGAAGGCGGTTTCCACCATCACCAAGCCCGCCGATGGCGTCGGACTGGCCGGAGCGATGATCGACCGCGACGACTGCCTGCTGGTCACGTTGACCAATGGCGAGGTGAAGAACCTGGGCCGTGTCGTCGGGAAGGATGGCGAGGACGGCCTGAGCCTCGATGCGCTGGACGTGGAGTACCTGCCAGACACGCACGAGATCAGCATCAAGGCATCGTGCGCGGGCAAGACCAAGGAACTGTGTTATCCCGCAGGCGGCATCCAGCCTGGCGGCTACTGGCGCGACGGCACGAAGGCCAAGGCTTGCGAGGCATGGACGCTGGACGGGCAGATGTACGTTGCCAAGCGTGACACTTCCAGCCGGCCCGGCTACGAAAACCGCGACGACTGGACGCTGTTCGTGCGCAAGGGCCGGGACGGTGAATCCACGATCAAGCGCGTGAAGGACGGCCCAGAGCCGCCGATCAAGCTGGGCGACCCGGAGGGCGACAAGTGAACCTCTGCACCCCGGAAGAAGCCAAGCACCATATCCGCATCGACGGCGACGACGACGATGCATGGCTAAACGTCATGATCCCTGCCGTCAGCCAGGCGGTGCTGCTGTGGCTCAAGGACGAATGGCGGGCCTGCGTGCTGCTGACCGACTCCAACGGTGACGTGGTGACGGACAGCGATGGCGTGCCAGAAGTGGAAATCGACTCGGACGGCCCAGTGGTCAAGCCTGTGGTGAAGGCGGCAACGCTGATCGAACTTGCACAGCAGTACCGCTACCGCGACGGCAAGGACGCCGGGGTGGTAGTAGGCAATGGGTACACGCTTGGCATGGGTGCCACGGCTCTGCTGAATGCGCTTCGGCGCTCAACGGTAGCGTGAAACCCGATTGGACAGGGCAAACGGCAGTCGTCATCTGCTCCGGCCCGAGCCTGACCGCTGACGACTGCGAGAAAGTGCGGGCCAGCGGCCACAAGACCATCGTCACGAACACCACGTTCAGGCTCGCCCCATGGGCCGACGTGCTATTCGGTCACGACCGTGAATGGTGGCGACTACACAGCGAGGAAATCGAAGCCACCGGGTTCAAAGGCCTGTGCTACAGCATGCAGCCCAAGACCAACGCATTCGGCGCAGAGCCAATCCATGGCATGGGCTGGATACCACTGGCGGGCAATTCAGGCGCATGTGCGTTGGCGTTGGCGGCGAGGTTCGGGGTGGCAAAGATCATCCTGCTTGGTGCCGACTGCAAGGCAGGCGAGAAAAAGCATTGGCACGAGGATCACCCGGCGCCGCTGAAGAATGCGCAGAGCGTGGACAAGTGGCCCGCGCAGTACGCCAAGGCCGTGCAGTTCGCAAAGCATGCCGGGGCCGAGGTCGTGAACTGCTCCCGCGCAACCGCGCTGGAGTGCATCCGTATCGGGGTGCTGGAGGACGAGCTATGAGCCTGAACGCCGGCACCCTAAATACCCGCATCACCATCCAGAAGCGCACGGGCGGCACCAACGATTGGGGCGAACCGCTGCCCGAGGGATGGGAAGAAGTCGCCAAGGTATGGGCCAATGTGCGCCACCTCTCCGGCTCTGAGTCGATCAAGTCCGACAGGCCTACGAGTGAAGTACGCGCTTCGATCCGCATCCGGTTCCGCGCAGGCATTGATGCCGGTATGCGCGTTCTGGCCGGCGGTGCGACCTACGAAATCAAGGCGGTGCTGCCAGATTTTCAGCAACGCGAATACACCGATTTGGTGTGTGTGCAGGTGACGTAATGGCGAACGGACGCAATCTGATCTCCCGCAGCAAGCGCCAGCCGCTGTCTGGCGCCAAGACGCAGAGCTTCTACGTGGACACCAGCGGCATCGACGGGATAGCCGACTACCTTGAAAAGCTCGATGAATCAGTGAAGGAAGCCATCCGGCCTGTGGCATATGCAGGGGCGCGTGTGATCTATGAGCGTGTGAAGCTGAACGTCGCAGGCATGGGCATCAAAACCGGCAACCTGCGCGATTCGATCTACCACGCCTACATGGACAAGGAATCCAAAGAAGGCAAGCGCGCCATGTACCGTATTTCGTGGAACGTCACCAAGGCCCCACATGGCCGACTGCTGGAACACGGCTGGGTGCAGCGTTATGCGGCCTACATCAACAACAAGGGCGAGTGGAAGACGGACAAAAAGCGCCCGCTGGCGAATCCGATCCAGCGCCCCGGCTATGCCTTCATCCGCCGCGCCTATGCGGCACTGCCTGAAGCCCAGGCGGCCATGGAAAAAGAGCTGAAAGCCCAAATCCAGCGCATCAGCTACTACGGGGCCTGAACATGGCACTTGAAGACGAACTGTTGACCCGCATCCGCAAGCACTGCA